GCAGGCGTTGCCGTTGTCGTTTCCGTTGCGGTTTGCGCCGTTGCCGCTCTCCGCGTCCTCGATCTCCGCGTTGGCGTCGAGGCCTGCACCTCATCGGGCACAATTCGGATCATTCGGGAGCGCGGCTTTCGGGTTGTCTGAGTTTCTTCGGCCTTGTCCGCAACAATGCGGATCATCTGGGAGCGCGGAGTCTGACTTTCCGCACTCGGTTTGACTTGCGGACTTGCGGCCTTTCGCTCAACCCTGTCAGCAACAATGCGAATCATCCGCTCTACCGCCGCTGCCGTTCCTGACTGTTGCCCTGCCGCGCTCTTTCTGTCCGCAACAATGCGGATCATGCGCCCGGTTGTCTGCTTATCTGGGACAATCCGAACCATCCGGTCAGCCGCGCCCGTGCGCTTTGGCACAGCGACAAAACGGCCTTTCGCGTCACGCGCTTGAGTCGTGCGCGTCTGCGTTTGCTGTGCCTGCCGATTCGCTGCGTTCTTTGTCTGCGCCGCCGTGCCGGGTTTTGCTTGCTTGAGCTGCATGCCCGCAATCTTGAGCACTGCCTTTTGAATCGTCCGCACCGAGTCGCGGATTTCCTGCCACCGTGCAATAGCCTCGGACAGATCAATCGGATCACCGACCAGAAAGCCCTGTGAGTCGTGCCTTAATGCCATTTGTCACCTCTCAGAGCATGAACGGATCGAGCTGAGTAAATGACATTTGCAGCTCTTCCATGTTGTCATCGTGACGGGACAGCGAGATAGACAAGTTCTCAGGCCGGAACAAGCCAATGTCGCGGTATCCGACAAGGCGGTTTTGCGTGTAGCCGTGCAAGACTTCAATGTGGATTGCGTAGCGCCCCGGCTCTCCAATCGTCCCGTCTCGCGCAGCCGCCGCCGCATGATGAGCGGAGAACCACCTTTTGAGCGTGCCTGAGTCATCGTCATAGGTCGTGATCGACAGCTCAACCGGCTCACTGCCATTCGTAAGGTCAACGGGTGCGCCGCCTACTTTCTGCTTGTCGCCCGACAGAATGAAGGGCGAGTATTCAACATCAGTGGCGTACATGTTGAACTTCGCGGGCATGTTGTGTGCGCCGTAGCCCAGAGCACTCGTAATTTCCAGATAGAAAATGTTTTTGCGCGTCAGTGCCTGACTGCCTAGCCTCTGGCTGATCTTTCGCGCCTCGTGCGGAGACACGCCGCCGAACAGCGGATTGGCCTTGTGCATGAACCCGCCGCGCATGCCCTGCACGGCTCGAAAGGCCTCCATGCCCGCGCTGACAAAATCGCCGTTTTGCACCGCGTTCGCAATCGCGCCGCCCTGATTGACATACCTCTGCACGTCAACCGGAACATGATCGTTGACGGCCTGCATCGCGGCATTCATGCCAATGCCCCGCGCCGCGTCCAGATTCTTTTGAATGAGTGGGTTGTCGCTTTTGAGTGCGCCGCCCAGAGCGCCGGAAACCTTTGCGCCGAGGCCGGACGTGATCGAATCGAAGAGACTGCCCGCGTTGTAGTTGTAGAAGGACATTTTTACCGCCCTCCGAATCCACCACCGCCGCCGTCTTCGCCGCCCTCGCCTTCAGGCTTCGCGTCCACAATCGAGGCGTAGAGCTTGGCCTGATCCTCGTCCAGCATCATGGTCTTCGTGAGGAACTCGGTCATGATCTCTTTGTTCGCGCCCATGTCTTTCATCTGCTGCATGGTTTGCGCGATCAGCATGCCCGCGTTCATGGCATCTGCGCGAGTCCTCTGCTGTTCGGCTTCAGCCGCGCTGATCGAACCGAAGAAGTTGATCTGCCAAGGCCGGTCGCCCGGATTGAACACAATCCCATACTTTGTCAGCGTGTGTAGGTCAATGATCTTGTTGTAGAAGTCCGTCAGCGCCGAACGGATAAAGCGGGCAGACTGCGCGGCCTGCGCACTCGTTCTGAAGAAACCGCCTTCGCCAAGGCCGCCGGACAGCTGATCCGCAAAACCGAGCATCGAAATGTCAATGCCGATTGCGCCCGCAAGCAGCTTCGCATGGAACAGCACGTCATCAATCGCGATCGAATTTGCGCGGCCTGTCTGGCTCATGTTGCCCATCGAGATGATTTGCTTGTCATCCCAGACAGGCAGCAAGTGACGAACGCGCTCCAGAACCGGCCTGCCCTGTTTCACTGCCTCTTCGGCTCGTGCCTTGGAGTTACTCAGCATGCGCGTGATGTTCGCAATGAGCTTTTCCTGCTGATCCTTGCTTGTATCTTTCAGGTTGACCGTCATGAGCTGTTCGTCAATCGAGTCAATCCACCTCTGGCCGACAAGGCCAAGCAGGCTCATCATCAGGTCATCGAAGGGCTTTTCAGCGTTGAACAGCAACGATCCTCCGACAAGCGAAGGCAGAATCGGCAGCTCCTCGGGGTTGTTCTCTTCGAGTGCGGAACTCAAAGACTTTTCGAGCACGCCGAATTGGGGAATCCATTGCGTGCGCTGCATCTTGAGGCGCACCATCTGAGACACGTCCAATCGGACAAAATTGCGCTCTCCGACCATCACGGCAAATCCGACCGTTCGCCCGCCCTGTTCAAAGGGCTGAACCAACGGAGGACGGATCAGCTCATCCGTCATGATTTCCGTCACGCCTTCGCCGTCACGCGAGTAAACACGGGCATAAGCATCGCCGTAAACCGCGCCGATAAAGGCCTGAGTGAAAGCAATCTTGTTGAACTTGTCGCTCAGAGATTCGGCAATGTCATCAACGACTGCACTGAGCTTTTTGTCATCCTTGATCGAGGGCTTTTTCTCAATGAAGATCACGTCCGAATTGGTTTCATGCCCGCCCAGGCTTGCCGTGACAAGCAGCTTCAGCGCGGCTGAAACAATCGGATCGCCTTCCATCCATAACCACTTGCGATAGATGATGTCCCGCGTTCTGGCCGCACAACGGCCATAGCCATACAAAGTGGCAACAGTAGTCATGCCGCTGCCAAATCGGTAGGCATCGGACTCGTTGATCTGCTGCGCGGGCGCGACATTCTGTGCCTGCCACGCCTTTTTTGAAAGCCCCAATTTGGCAAAGAAGCCGGGCTTTTTGGCTTCGGGAGCGCTCTGTTTCATGGATGAAATTGTGAAAAACAGAGCACTGCGGAATGGGGCTGATTTTCCGCAAAAAGAAACCCCGCCGGAGCGGGGAATCAGTCAGGATTTTTCTTTTTGCATTCGGTCGAGTGTTGCCCTCAACCAATCAGCGCCGCCTAACTCTTTGAAAAGATCGCACTGCTTTTGCGTGAGCTTCAGTCCGACCATGACAGTCTTCTCTCCGGAGCAAAGCGGCTTGCGCCCAGAACCGGCACGCTTGCCGCCCCACCCATCACGCGGCTTATTCGCTTTCGTCTGCATCCGGCAACTCCACGCGGTTGAATCCGGCGATCTTGTAGCGCCCGTGCCGGACTTCCTTGTACTCGACTACGAACGAATCCCAACCGCACCTGTAACCGTCTGACGTGCACGGCTCGATCTCGTAAAGCCACCGCCCCTTGCCTTCGGGATCGTCCATGTCCTTTGTTCGGTAGTAGTCGCCTAGTCCGTGTCCGCGCTCGGTCAGGTAGTAGAAGTCGTTGCGTCCAAGAGAACCGCTCTCGTATGGATTCATCCAGCCGGTCTGTTCCGGAGGGAACTTTTCATCGACCAAATACCCGCGCTTGCCATCAAGCGGAAAATCAAACTGTGCATATCCGCGAGCTTTCATGGCTGTCTCCTTAGACCTTTCTAGTTTCACCCGTATATTACTTGATTTGGGTATCTTTTTCAAGATAAACAAAAAAATCCCCGTTTTTGTCCGGGGATTTGCTATTAAAGCGACAGAGCGAACGCTAAAGCCTCGTAATCGGGATCGTTGAGAATCCAATTCTTAGCGCTGTCCGGATCAAGCAGAAACTCGTTCGTGTAGCGGAAATACATGCCCAGGCAAAGATCGCGGAACATGTCTGCCATGACAAGCGTTTCCAGAGCGGTATCGCCCTTGTACTCGTTCGCAATGAAGTCATCCACAAACTCGCCCGCCGCTTTGCCCTTGGCAATCAGCAGCTTTTTGAGCGCCCACCAATACGGCCCATAGTCACGATAAGACCTGGGATCATCGGTAACGCGCTGCGCAATCACATCGAGGCCGACAGTCAGCAAATCGCTGCCCGCTCCGCTCTGCTTGAGTTCCTCGTTCAGCTCGGAGATTCGCGCCGCGATTGCGTCTTTTGAAAACTTGTATTCAGTGTTCATTTTCAATTCCTATTCGGTTTCCGAGCGGCTTTTGCCGCCGCTCGGTTTTCGTGAGATTACATCAGCGTGAACTTCAGAGGCGCGTCAGGATATCGACTCATCAACAGCTTCCACGTCTTGAGCGTGATGATGTATCTGCCGTCTGACCATTGCGGATTTGGATTTCCTTCCGCATCGTTTGACGCTTCTCGGATCTTAAACCTCCACGCCAATACACCGTTGGTGACATAGCCCTTTGCCGAATCGTCAACACCCTCAAATCCGTCTCCGGTAGCTCCTGATCGAATCATGCGGAGGCGATTCTCAAACTCATCCATGAGTCCTTCCGGCAGCAAATGATTCATATCCCACGAATCAAGACCTGTGAAGGAAAAGTACGGGACAGTCTTTTCCAGCCCCTCGGCCAACTGCTTCATTGCCTCGTCCCTGTCGCTGGTTGTCACGACCTTGTTCACGTCAAAGTCGCTCTCCATGATCGTCTGAGTAATGACAGTCTTTATGCCGTCAATCCAGTTCGAGTAGCTTTTTTCTCTAGTCGTGAGACGCATATTGTGCGCAAGGGCGTAATCAACAAAAGCCTGAGTTCTTGTGTCGGTTCGCAGTGCGTCTCCGGCATCAAGCATTTCCGTGCCTTCGTCAACATAGAATCTGCCATTGCCGTCCCAACCGTGAATCAAGCCCTTTTGCGATTCGTAAATGGCTTTCAAAACCTCGCCACCTTGTGCCTCTCTTGGATTAACAGCGTATGGGAAGTATGGCGGCGGCAGCAAATTGCTGGTGCGGCCATAAGCCACCTGCTTGACAGTCTTGCGATACTGAGACACCTCAGGAATAGCCTTGCTGAAGAACTCATACGGAACATGGCTGTCTTCGACTTCCGCCATCTTTCGGAGTGCGTCTTCATAGCCGGGTTCACCTTGATTGAAGAGTGCGTCAGGCCTCGTCAAGCGAGTCGTGTCCGCGCCCACGTTTTCAGTGAATCTATCAGTAACGCCGTTGTAGTATGCGGACACCCGCACTTTTTGAGGATTAGTGCTGTCGCCAGGGTCGAATACCCAAACAACGTATTTGCCAGCTTTCGCCGCCTCTTCGTCATTGGCAAGTCTGCAATAAACAGTGCCCCTCACAATCGGAATGCCGCCGGAGGTAAAGATGCCGCCCGACTCTGCCATGCGTTCCGCAATGATTCCAGAGAATGCACCCTCCTTGCCGACACTCTTCTGGTATTCGGCAACCGCGCCCGCAATCAAAGCCTTTGCCGACTCCTGATTTGCCTGCCACTCGTTCGCAATCACGCCATCGGTCTTTGCGTTCAGCTCATAAGTCTCCGACTTGAGATAAGCGCGGCCATACGATCCGAGCCTTGTGATTGCCTCGCGCACCTTGGTGTCGTTTGCTCCCGTTGCGCTCATTGCGGCAATCAAATCGGCGGCAGGGACGATCTTGGTGCTGTAGTAGTCGCTTTGCGCGAACTCCGCAGAGCTGTCGATACGGGCGCAAATGGCCTTGTACTGATTGAGCAGGTTTTCGTGAGTCGCACGCTTTTTGTCAATTGTCTTTTGCGCGGCATTCTTCTTAATGTCGTTTTCAATGCCCTTCTCGGCCTTGACAAGCTGCTGAAACAGATTCCATGCGCCCGTCAGCGCCTGCGCAATCGCACCATTAACGGAACTGTTGTTCGCCAGATACGCACGCTGCGCAAGGATCGTCTTGAGGTTCGTTCTCTGCTCGAAGCGGACGCGCTCAATGCGTGCCGCCTTTTCCTGTGCGGCCTGTTCTGCCTGAATCCGCTCGATAGATTCCTTAGAGCCGTCAGCCAGGGCAATGCGTTCCTGCATTTCCGTTGACATGCCGCCCTCGATATCGACCTCGGTATCGCTGCCGCCCAAAACCTTCTCAATCCAATTCGACTTGTGATTGACCATTGCGCGCTTGATCTGGTCAAACGTGCCGTTCGCATCGTAGTAGTAAATCGTGACCTTCTCGGTCTGATTACCCTGACGCGCACCGCGCCCGTTTCGCTGTTCCAGACTGTCCGGAGTCCAGCCAATCGTCAGATGGTGAATCGCCTGAGTACCCTTTTGCAGATTGATGCCAACCTCCGCCTTCTCGTTCGCAATGATGCACTGATAGCGGTTTTCTTCGCCCTGCGCGTTGAATCCGTCCTGAACATCAATGATCTCTTCCGGCTGATTGTTAACCTTGCCGGTGATGATTGCAATCTTGCTTGCAGGCACGCCCGCTTTTTGGCTGATGACGCGCTTGATCTTGTTGTGCAGCGCAAGCGTGTCGCAGAAAATGATCTGCTTGACAATCGAAGAGACCTCGGACTCGGAAATGAGGCCGCGAGGATGCGCCATTTCGTTCTGGTAGTTCTTCAGCATTGCCGCGAGTTTCACCGGAATCGAGACAGTCAGATTCAGTCCCTTCTTTTCGGCAAGGTTCTCGAACACGGTCTGCACCGCCGGATCAATCGTGGTCAGTTCGACACGGGCAAATTCGCCCTCTTCGTTCCGCTGAGATGCCCCCGCATAGGCGCGGACGCGAACAACGTAGGACTCAGGCTTTCCGTCATCGTCCAACTTCGTCTTGAGCACATCTTCAGCCTCTGTGCGAGGATTGAGACGGCTGACCTCATCCCGGACGCTCTTTTCGGGCAGGGAATTGAAGTCAGTGACAAGATCAGAAACCTGTTCGCTTGTTCCCCAGACGGAATAGAAGCTCGACCGCGTATCGAACTCGGGATCGGCAATGGCCGTTGTCATCTTTTGAATCAGATTAAACGGATGCCCGATCAGTTCAAGCGGCTCACCGAACCGGCTCATGACGGATTGGCAGGCCATTGCCATTTCCTGATTACCGAGAACCTCCGGATTGAAGTTCTTGCCGCTCTTCTGCTTGATCGTTTCGCTTGCGAAGATATAGGCGTTCTTGTACGTCTCAATCAGGGCAAGCGTTTCAGCGTCAAGATCAACCGAAGTAGCCTTCTCTTCGCGCTCGGGGATGTGAACCTTCGCGCCAACATCCTTCGCGCTCTTGGCTGTAATGACCTGTCCCACGGCCTGACGCAGAATATCCACGTTTTCGAGACCGACAAACACGCTCTCGTTCTTGGGCTGTCCGGCAATGCTCAGTCCCGCCTGGTTGTCCGTCTTGCAGATCGCGGACAGGAAGCTATCCGTGCCATTGCAAAGCAGGGCGCTTTCATTGACTCGATCCGCGCCAACAGCCAGAGACAGCATGGAGTAGATTTCAAGCGGGCTGTTCGTGATCGGCGTTGCGGTCAGCATCAGCACGCCGTCACCCTTGGAAGAGCGTCCGCGAACATACCAGCACTTGATCTGCGCGTCCACGCCGCGAGTGCTTGCGGCAGAAAGAGACAGATACTTGGCTGACGCGAATTTGTGCGCCTCGGATGAGTTCTTATAGGCGTGCGCCTCATCCATGACAATGCTGTCAATCCCGAGTTCTTCAATGCTCGGGGCGGCGTTGTCGGGGTCGAGGAAACCGGAAAGCATCTTTGCCAGCTTGCCCTGATTTGCCTCATCCTCCTTCTTGCTCATGGAGCGCTTGTATTCCTCATCGGTTTCAGCCAGATATTCGGCGTATTCGTTGAGTGTGGATTTCTGAACCTTGATCTTGGCAAAAGCCTCCATCGTCAGGAAAATCTTGCTGTGATTGTTTTCCTTAATCTTCAAAAGATCCTCAACGTACCGGCTCGAATTGACGCTCATCTTGCCTTTCTTGTCTTCTCGCAGGCCAATAAACAAGCAGTCATCAATGTTGCTGTATGCCTTCTTTGCCTCTTTGTGCCAATTCGACAAAACGGAGTTAGGCACGACAAACAGCGTCTTCTTCTTTGCGCCGATAGCCTGAACATGCTGAACAGCCGCCAGAGCCGTGAAAGTCTTTCCAAGCCCAACGCCGAAGCCGTTGATGCCCGAGAACTCGCGCCCCATCTGACGAACATAGGCGGCCTGATAGCCGTGCAGTTTCAGAGACGGCTGCATGCCGGGAATCACAATGTCGCTTGAGTCATCTTCAGCGATAAATCTCAGCTTGGCCGGATCGGAGGCGACAGCACGCAGTCGCTCCATGATGGCCGGATTCGCGTGCACCCAGGAATTGAACTGCGCATTGGTTTCCGCGACAAGCGTGCGCAGATCGTCCAAAGCCCTCTTGCGCAGCTGACTGTTGATTTCGGCAAGTTTCTTCTCATCGCTTGCGGCGATAATGCCCTTTTCTCGTGCGGAACGGATAGTCTCTTCCAGCGCTCGCACCTGACCGTCCATGCCGTAATCCCATCGAACCGTGCCAACGGTCAGGGTGCGCTTTTGCAGGTAGTCGCCAAGGCGATTCAGCAGCTTGTCGCGGTCGGTCTTCGCGTTGTGAACGTCAATGTCAACAACCGTGCGCCCGTCAACTGAAGTGACAAAAGCGTCCTCTGTGACAAACCGCTTCAGGAAGTCCACTTTTTCCTCGGGTGTCACGCCAGGGGTGAACATGTTGAACTTCATCGTGTCAACATTCACTTTGCGCACGCGGGTTGCGGCTTCAATCTTCTGACGGATCAGGCGGTCGCGGATTCTTTCATCCGTTGCCGCCTCAATTTCCGCGTTGATCTTGTCGAGGAACTGTGCGTAATTGCCAACGTAGTAGTCCGCAGTCTTGCAGACTTTCTTTCCGTCAGCAGAAATGCACCACTCGGTACTTGTAAACGGATCAAATTCCTCTCCGAGAATCTCTTTGACCTTATCCAGAGACAGCCATTCGCTCAAAGTCTCGTAGCGCAGGCGGGAGAGCTTGGCCTCCGGGGTATCCTGTGCTGCAAGCGTCTCTTCGCTGCGGGCATCCTTGCGAACTTCGCCCTTCCAGAATGCGCTGAACTTCTGTTTGCGGTTGTAATGGTTGTAGGCAACGGTGAGGGCAATCTTGAGTTCGCCCGCCGTCTTGTTTGCGGCGGATTTGGAAATATTCGCCCGCTGCATCGCCTCGGAAAGCTCGGAGAAGTTTTCCAGATAGTTGAATCCAACATCTCCATGATGATCCGCGAGAACTTCCTGAACAGCCATTGCCACAACGGCGCGATTCCAGCCAATATCATTCCAGCTAGACGAAAACTCGTTCAGCCACGCGGGAATGTCCTCAAAGCGGGACATGGTTAACAGGAATTGACGCAGCTCATTCGCCTCTTCGTAAGTGAGGCCGGAGGTTAGTGCGGTCAGTGCGGTCTTGCTTCGGACAAGCAAATCCTCAACTCGAAGATCGGGGGCACTCTTCGGCAAAGCCTCCCAAACGCCGTTGTGCATCTTGAGCGTAACGCCCGCCTGCGTGATCGTGTCACCTTCGCGGTACACAATCGGAGTCGTTTCGGCGGTCTCTAGCATCGCCCAATCAATGCGGGATTTGGGCAGCTGCCGCTCGTTCTTCAGTTCGTTGCGGATCGCGTTCAGGTCGCCGTTGTAGATCACCTTATCCACATCGCGGAACTTCTCGGGATCACGCGCCTGAAACTCGCCAATGACATATTTCTTGCCCTCGGTCGAGTCAAAATACTTGCCGTCAATGAACGTATCCCAAATGACATTTGCCTCGGACAGCATGACAGGGTTTTGTTCGCGCAATTCCTGAATCTTTGTCGCGGCCTCTTCGCTGTACTTGCGGAAAAAGATAATGTCCGTCACGGTGTCGGTGTTTGCCGTGCTGAAAGTCCCCGTAGGCAGACGATACGCGCCGACAAACTCAGCCATCCATGACGCTTCGCGGCGCAATTCCTCGGGCTTGCCGCCCTTGCCAGAAACGCACCGAGTCGGAACAATGAAAGCCGCAAGGCCGTTCGGGCGCAGTTTTTCGAGTGAGCGGAGAATGAAGTAGTTTTCGAGCGGCTCATCGCGGTAGCGGATATCGTCCAGCTTGTTCATGCCTCGGTCGGCAGCATTGCCGAACGGGACATTAGTCACGATTGCGTCATAGACCTCATCGGGCGTATTGGCTGCCATCTTTTCAAAACTGCTGATCGTAGCCGTGTAGCCTGGGCCTTCGTTAACCAACTTGTTAACCATGCCGGACTGCTCGGAGAGTTCAACCGCATCAATAGCCGCATTAAGCGGAGCTGTTGCCCCGAAAATGCCCGTACCGGCAGACGGATCGAGCACCTTGCCGCCAGCAAACCCGAGCTGTCCGAGCACATCCCAAACGCCTTCGGCAATTGGCTTCGGGGTGTAATACTCGTATGCACTTCCCTTCTGCCCTGTCTTGGGGTCGATCAGGCCGCCGCCGTAGCCAGAGAATTTGGCCAGAATCTTCTTCTCTTCGAGTGTTGCCGTGCGCCCTTCCTTTGTGATCTGTTCGATCAGGGCTACGGCCTGCTCGTTCATCTTCTGACGGCTTTCGCCCTTCTCACGGACAGTGTAAATGTCAGCCGTTGACACTCGGGAAACAGGCTGATCCTCCATAATCGCGTTCTTCAACAGAATCGCCTGTCCGCACAATTTCACACGCTCGGCGCGGCTTAAATCCTCGGTCAGCAGCCGATCCCTGATCTTCCTGATTTCGGCAATAGCTTCATTGCGTTCCATGTCATCCCCGCCTATTCGTCAAATTCATCGGTAAGGTCAAGCACACGGGTTTCCACCGCTTCTATTGCCTGATCGACCAAATCCAAAATGGCCTCATCGCCGCTGTTTTCGTACTTGGTAATCAGCCCGTTAAGCACATCGGCAATCTCGGGCTTTTCCATGTCCGGATGCTTGCCGTCAATAATCGAGCGGATCACAGCAATGTCCGGGTTCTCGGCTTCGGCCTTACCTTCCGGCTCGACCTTTGTTTCGGCGGGGGGTGTCGCAGTCTGGGCTTCACCGCCCGTCAGCAGTGCTTCAAGACGGCGCACCTCCGCGACAAGTTTCAGACGTTCGCCAAAGGCCTTTGCCTTGTCGAGTGCGTCAAGTGCCTCGCGCAGCTGCTTTGCGATCTTGAGGCGTTCAGCAAAATTCAAAGCCACGTCAGCCTCCTTTACTTAGCGCCGCGTGCGCGTTCGGCAATGCGGTTGATGTATGCGTTGCCCGCCTCTTCGACAAGCGGGAGCATCTCTGCGTCATTAGCGTAGGTTTCAACCATTCGCCCGAGCAGTTCTTCGATTTCCGCTTCGGTCTCGCGTGCCTGGTCGTTCTTCAGCAGATTCAGCCAATCGGCATCGGCCTTACGGCGGTCGAACTGCGGATTCTGCGGGTCGAGCTGTTCCGCGCCCACGGCGGGCGTGTCGGACTTGTCCGGCTCGGGCGTTGCGATTGTTGCGGGCGCAGGCTTCGGCTCAATGACAGGCTGGGAAGCGCCAGGGATGCTCCATTTCCCGCCCGCAGCCTCAAAGGCCGCTTTCGCCTGTTCCGGCGTCAGTTCCTTTCTAAAAACGTTCTTGGCATCAACAAGCACCGATGCGACTGTCGAGCCATCGCCGTAGGTGAAAATGTCAAAAGTCGCCTTGTCGCTACTAACAAGAAGTTCGTACTTGAGCACCTTCAGCTTGTCGATGTTCGTGAACAGCTGGCGCATCTGCGGGTCAAGATCAATAGCGTCGAAAATCTTCGCTGCGGTCTTTGCCTGTTCGGACAATTCGGGGGCTGGCTCATCCTTGGCTTGCGGTTTCCACTCCTGTCCCGCAATCTCAAAGATGCGAGCCATATCCTCAACAGAAACAGACCCGCTCTGGAGGATGATCTGGTCATTCCCCTGCCAGCGGTAAACCATGAAGCCGCGCTGGCCGGCGGGAGCGTCTGCCTTGCTGCTGAAGGCGTTGATGTCCAGGTTGATGTCGCCGCCCGAACCGAGAATCGGGATGTAAACGCCGGACTTCTTGCCGATCATCGGCTTTTCAAAGCCCGGTTCGGTAATGCCGAGCAGCTTGATGATCTCAAGTGCGGCTGGGTCTGCCTTCATGCCATCGTCGGCGGCGTTTTCGTCGGTCGTTTCCGGAGTCCATGCAACGCCGATTGCGTCATAGAACTTCTGAACTTGTTCAACGGTCAGAGTGTCGGAGAAGATAAGGCTGCCTCCGCGCATCTTGGAGGCCGAATAGCCGCGAGTGTAGGAGTTTTCGACCTGGCTGCGGGACGATCTGCCATAAACGCGGAGCACAGCGAGGTCGTTGCGAATGTCAACAATCTGATTGTTTTCCAGGAATTCGATCTCAAACTCGCCACCTCGCTCCTTGCCGGACTTAGTAAGGAACTTCGATCTGACAACCTCCGCGAGAGGCAAAGCATTGATGCCGGCGAGGGCACGCTGATGATCGCTACTCTCAACGGGTTCAGGCGCGGGAGCGGGTTCAGAGGCCTTTGCCTTGGCCTGCTTTTCGAGTTCAACCTTCTGGGCTTCAAGTTCTTCAATCGTCTGCTGCTGCGCGGCAAGATCGCCCTCGATCTTCTTGAGTTCGCCGGACAGGGCTTCAATTTCCTTTTCTGCCGTCTCAATGTTGGCCATGCGCTCGGCCTTCTTCGCGTTAGCGCGTGCAAAGGCGGGCGCGTTCTTTTCAGCAATCTTTAGCAGGCGGCGGCAAACATCGTTAACGTTCAAATCCTTGCCCTTTTCCGGAGCAACAAGGATTGTCACGTCCTTCTTGTTCAGCAGCCACTTCCAGCTGATGAGTTCATCAGTCGGCGCGAGCTTGGTCGGAGTCGTGTCGGGATTGTGGAAAAAGATCGAGATAGTCTGCCCGTCCGACAGCTCAAAGATCGTGACGATCTGCGTCACGCCGTTCTTCTTGAACGGTTTGGTGGTCTGCATGCCCGCAACGGTGATATTCGTCGCATTGCGCTCCATGACGCGGCGCATTGCCGTCATCTTGGTTTCCAGGCGACGGAACGGCACAATCAGCGCGTCGAGCGCCATGATTTCATCCGCTTCCTCGTAGAAGTCAGCTTCGATGACGCTATCCAGCATCAAATCATCCGCGTCTTCAGTGCGGATGCCGTAAAGAACTCGCGCCAGAGACGTATTGATCGGCTCGGCCTGTTCGTTCCATAAAACTTTTGCCATGATGATGTCCTCTTGGATTAGGCCTTAGCCTTCAGTGCATTCACTTCAGCCGTCAGCTGTTCAATGCGCTTTTGGCCGTCTTCAAATCGCGTTTTCGCTTCGGTGATAAGTGCGGTCATTTCCTCGCGCTGCTTGGCAAGCGCGGCTTCACGCTTCACTACGGTGCTTTTGAGTCCCTTCGGCGGGGTAATACGCACGCGGGCAAGTTTCTTCTGGAATGCGGCGCGGCCTTTCTCCATTGCGTCAACAATCTCGGTCAGGCACTTGATCTGATCGTCCTGGTTCTTGACAGGGAAATCCTTTTTGTTGAGCTTGACGCGGAAGATGTCTCCGCTGCGCTTGACGCAGAACGTGACGGTTTGCGAGTCGGCAAAAGCGACGGACACTTCGCGGAAGGTCTCGCCTGCTGCGCGCTTAATGGTGGGATTGATTTCGGTCTGAGCGACAGTCGCGCCGAGGCGCACAAATTCGCGCTGAATCTTTCGCAGGCTCTTGTCCTTGCTTGACAAGTCCTCGAAAGAGAAAAGAAGAGGCTTAGTGTTCGCCATGATGAAAATCCTAGGAAGGTGTGAACCTAACTAGGATTCTCAAATAGCGACCTCATAGAAAATGGCTGATTTTTCCTGTAGGGCTAATAGATCACGCCGGGCTGACTTTCGAGGAACGGCTCTTCAATGCCGAGCCACTCAGTCTGAGGCGGCTCATCAAAGAATTGAGCGATAACCCATTGCGCCCGCAAAGGCTCTAGTCCGCTCAGGCGATATGAGCCACCGATCTTGACAGGCTCAAGCATGAGGTCAAAGATCTCGTTATCCCACGCGGCATTGCCGGTTAGGCTGAAGATGCCGTCTTTGCACTCAAGTCTGACCTGTTGTCCGGCCTTAATGCCGTTCGCGATTACTGTGTATTTGCAGTCCTTCTTTTTCATTTGTGCACCGCTAGAGCGTTAGTACGATACCAAGAATGAATTTAGCAAAATCCGGGTCTTGCTTTAATTCTTCAGGCTGAAAATAGAGCATTTCCACGCCCATAGAGATTAACTCATAGGAGTTCCCGCCGTAGTCTTTCCCCATGTACGCGTTGAGAAATTCATCCCGCTTGCACACCTCGGTCTCGCGGTAATTCAGTCCGGTCACTTCACGCAGGGTTTTGAGTTCTTCGCCTTTAGTTCGCTTGGCAAAGAACTCTCTCTCAAGACTCACAATTTCCGGCCTTGCCTTCTCAAGTCGGTGCATGTTTTCATGCAAAGCGGTAGATGGATCGTCATCGCAACCAATTCGGTCAAATGAAGAATGGGCATCGAAGTAGCCGCGTGTCGTTGTTTCCACTCGCAGCGCACCTCGGGCGATCAATGCCTCGGCAAGCTCCTTCGGCAGCAGCTTGTAAGCGTCTCGGATGTGCTTTCCGGCAAACGTGCGATCATCCGTAACAACCGTTCGCAAATCGTCCTCGGAGCGGTCGCAAAGCGGTCTCACCGACCCCACAAAACCCGCCGTAATCTTGGAGATTTTGCGATAGTACGGCGTGAGTACGGATTGCCGCTTGTCAATCAGACGATTGAATGACTTAGCCATTGCTGAATACTCTCGCGCCAAGACTTTAGCGCTAGGCAAGTTGTACCTATGCGCCTCTTCGATCTCGCGCTTCTTGATCTCAAGTCGTTCACGCAGATCGCTCAACTTGGATCGGATTGCGCTCATCTGGGCGCTTTCCTTGTCTGCCTGCAATGCCCCGCAGAATGCCTTGTACGCCAGCTCTCCGACCTTTTCAATGTGTTCAAGATGAACCTGACCCGTAAAACTCTCGCGGACAGCCTTAATTTGCTTGCCCAGATCAGTATCCGAGTAGGCGGGAATCGTCTCCTCTAGCGGGCGGGACTTGTTGAGTTCTTGCTTGGCAACCTCATCGCGCTCCGCATCCCACATCTCGGACAGTTTCTTTTCGCGTTCGGCGGCAAGTTCTGCGGCCTTTTGCTCTTTCAGCTCTTTGATCTTGCGCTTCCAGGCTGTCAGTTTTCGCCCGTGCACCAGAATGTCACGCGGCAATGTTTCGCCCTTTGCCTGAGAGATTCTTTTCATTGCACGAAAGGCCGCAAGCTGCTGATTGATTCGGCGGGAGAGAATGTACTCATCGTCAAATTCCTCATCTCCACCGCTAATGAAAACACGACTGCCTTCGTACAGTTCGCTGTTCTCTTCGCATTCTTCCATCGTAGACGCGGCAAACGTCACGTCATCATTGTCAAATTCCGGTACAGAAAACCCTTCGGCAATATCCGTCAGCAAAAAGGAATCGCCGCCAACTGTCAGGGCTTTACGCCTGCGCTCAAGATAAGCCTGCACGCGCCTCTGTTGCGCCTTCTGGTTAGCCTCATAAAAACGCTCACCGAACTCGGCGGCTCTCGCGCTTGAAGACTCCGGGAAATACATGTGAAGGTCTGCACGAACAGCCACCCCTTCCGCCACTACCTCAGTGTCAACCTGAACACGATAAGTCCCCGGAGTAGCAACCGAGGGAGAGACTTCAATAGTTGCGTCCGGCTTTGCCGTCTCTATCTTTCCGAATTTCCAAAGCGAACGATCAGCAGTCTGCTCTTCGCTAGTCATTTCATCGCGGCTCTTGGCTGTCAGCGGCTTCTTTTGCAACAAGGCGGCAACACGAAACTCGCCCATTTTCATTACGTCTTTGCGTTTCTTGTCTAGTTCCGCAAACAAAAGCGCGATTACCTGCACGCGCCTTCTCATCTCGTTGTTTTTTGCGTTAGCCATGTCCCTTGTCCTTCATTCTGGATAGGCGAATTTTCACGGCTCGAAGGGGCACGACAGCAAGGACTTTTCCCGCTTGTCGCCCCAAGGGCACGCGAACGGGAGCGCAAAGTTCGTTTTAGTCAATACATGTCTGACAAAACTTGCCAGATCCGGCGCAGGTTTCCTATACTCCGTCTTACGAAAGGGATGCGCAAAGAAAGTACCACCTACCCCATTTCCTTCTGGAATTTGGCTGGCTGGAGTTCCGGGCGTGGTTACTAACGCATCCTAACGAGCGCCACTTTGATCTTCCGTTCCAGCGGGGATACAAGTTGGCGCTATTTTTTTAGCTCAAATAGAACTTGAGCATTAATTTGTGCTTCTCCCTGATCAGGCTCAAAATAATCTTGTGGATTCTTCGATTATATGTTCTCGACCCTTCAATGTTTATTTTGTAAATGCCTATATGCTTTTTATCTTCAGTAATTTTTACCTCTACTAAAGCATTAAATGTTCCCGTTCTATTGTCTGTAATTTGCTTCTTGGAGTAAATAAAATACTCTTTTTCATGCTTCGTCCCTGCCTCACCTCTAAGAACAGGGGTTATACGACCGCCATCAATGATTTCATCTAAGTTTGCAAGCGCCACTATCAGCCTTTGCGCTAGGAAAGCCATATCCTCATAAGGCAATCTTGTTGTTATCTGATATATCTCATCAGGAAACCTTGAGTAGTAACTAAACTTAAATTTTTTAACTTCTCCATCCGTATCTCTAACATTGACAACAAACTTTTTATTTTGATAGTTTGTCTCAATAAAGTCTTTTAGGATTGTTTTTATTCCTTTGGTTCTGTTCTCTATATCAGTAAATGCTGCTGTTATAGCCGCATCCCCTACAGAATCCAGAACTACACTATCTTCAAGTTCGTAGTTATTTACCTTATTGCGCAGGTCATAAAAGTATTGTTTCAGTAAATCCATTCTGGAACTCCCATAAAAAACTATTTCGGCTCGCTGGTATCGCCCCCATGCGGGCACTCGTGCGTGTGGTGATCGAGGCTGATGCCGTTCGCAACAACGTCATTCGTGGCTTCGATCTCTCCGGTGAACACCGCCTTTGCGCCGCCGCTGCCGCCTGCGGTGATCGGGCCATTGATGTTGATTTGTGCGGAGGTAAAGGAAATGCTTGAGCCGTCAATGACGATTGACGAGCCGCCAACCTTGAGCGTGATGCTTGATCCGGCCTGCGCCGTGATCGTTGATCCGGCTTTGACCTCAATGGTCTGTCCGGCCTCATCCGTGATGGAAACGCCCGCACCGCGCTTGATCTGCAAGTCCGCGAGGTGCTCGATGTTCTGGTGATGCCAGCGCCGCCAATTCGCGCTGTTGCCTGTTTGCGGATTGCGCCATCCGGTGATGACGGGGTAGCGCGGATCGCCGCCGATAAAGGCAATCCAGACTGTATCGCCGGGGAGGATTTCAATCTCGGTCTCGAACTGTCCAGAGCGAGACTTGTCGCCAATGGAATACTCGATTTCGGCTTCGGGCAAAACATCTGCGCCGTCAGTCAGTCCGGGGATTTCAATGCGGCAAGTGCGCCGCGCCTGATTGTAGGTGCGCACAATCGCCGGATAACGTCCGGGCATTGTTCCGTATTCGTTCATGGTGGCTAGTCCTCCAGGCTTGCAAGCCAAAGGCGGGTATAGGTCGCGGGCTCTTCGCCTTCAGAACCGCTTCGGAAAACGTGCGCGGCTGTGACAATGGCAAAACTGCCATTGCCCAAAACCTCGACTACATCTCCGGCGGCTATAGAAAAGTTCAGTGTTGAATTGAGCGTCTTGCGCTGCACAAGCGTGCGCGTGAGATTGCGCAATCGCTGTGTGTTTTGAAATGGGGCAAAGCGAACAGCGCGAGCTTTCGAGCGATTGCCAAAGACAAATCCCGCGCTTTCGTCAAGCGAGAAAAACCACGGGACTTCATGCCGTTCCAGAAAACCGCCGTCAATCGCCTGTGTGTTCGCTTCAGGGACAGTTAGCGCAGGGTTTTGCTTGAAAATGTCGGGCAAGCGAAGGAATTGCAGCCGGTGATTTTTCCAGCGAACAATGCCGCCCTCCTCCTGCAAGATTCGAGCAATGTGATATGAGGGAGTCTCGCCAATCGGGCAGTAGAAACGCGGTACGGGAAAGTCAGCGTCAACCGAACGGATTGTTGCTCCGGCTGCGCGATAGATTGCGGACAGTGCGGCGCGTTCCTTGATGATCGCACGCTGTCGAACGTAAGCAATCGGCAAACAGGCTTTCAGCAATGCGACAACGTGGATGCTTGCACGCTCGGACTCACCTTGGACTTCGCGGGAATTGACGCGCTCGGACTTGACAATGTGAAACTCGTCACCCGTGCCAGAGCGCAGCGTGCGGCCTTCCTGTGTCAGCTTTTCAAAGCCTGAATCGCCCGCACTGAGTTCGACTTCGAGTGTGAGCGGAACGGGAGAACAGTCAGAGCGCAAAACCGACTCGCGGATGACGCTGCCTGGGATTTGCTGACCGTTTTCAAAGAAGAGGATCATTTATCCTCTCCGGATCAATCAATAGCGATAAGTACGGGCTGAAAAAATGCCCGCTGTCCCAGCCGCTCTTCGTACTGCGCGATTTCGCCCGCGACTTCGCTTGAAGATCGCCCGAACGGGTCAATGCCCATACCGCGACTCGCCTCAAGCTGCAAGGCGTTTTCGCGCTCAACGTAGAGCAGAAACAAGGGACGGATGAGCATCCATTCGCTCGGATTCAGTTCTGTCTCATCGGTGATTTCATTGAATGGCATGGACTTGTAGTTGTATGCCTCAAGTCCCGCATATCCGCAGAAAAAGCGAGTGGCGGCAATGGCTTGCGCTAAGACCCCCTCGACGGGCAGGAGATTACCCGCCGGCCTTTCGTTCTCGAAGAACTCATTGACCAATTCTCGCACTGTTGCCATTGCCGCCTACCCTTTGGAGACAAAAGACTATTAGCGGTAGTTCTCGCTGTTTCCGGCGAGCTTGTCACCGAAGTAGTGGTAGAACATCGTTCCGGAGATGAGAAGCGGCTGAGAGCGATTTTCCCAATCGAGATCGGGCTGGTCGAGCTGCATGAAGCAGTCGAAGATTCGGCGGGCTTCAATGTAGTGCTCGGGCGTGCCCTTGTAGATGATTGCATCGAATCGAGCCATCTGCGAGGAGTTGACGATCAGATCAAGGAGTGCCTGGTCAATCTGTCCCTTCACAGTCTCATAGAAAGCGACCTGCCCCTGAAGCGCCGTAGCGATCTGCTGCGCCTCGAAAATCTTGCCGCCGAGCGGCGTAGAAACTTCGATTTCGCCCTGCGGGGTCAGGGTAGGCCACGGGCACTGCTTGGTAAGCAGATAGATATCCTCGTAGCCGATAATCTGCATCGTGAAGTCAGAGCTGATGGCCTTCGCGCCGAGAGCCATCGTCTTTTCGTGAAACGCCTTCAAGTAGGCGGCATTGGAAACGGTCATTTTTTTCACTCCGGAGAGTAACCTGAAAATGGAAACTGCTCGAATTGTGGAGATTCGAGCAGTTCTCAAATTGCTTGTTTTTCCTAGAGTGAAGGCCTGCGAGATATTGCCCTGATTATGACCGACTCGCCCCGAATCACGTTGTCTATTCGGTCGAGGACTGCCATTTGCGCCTTACCTTCGTTTTCGCGTCCCTTTTGCCAATCGGAGAATGTCTTGCTGTCGAAAAACTCCGTGCATTGCGAGAGCGTTGCCTCATAGGCCAGGTGAAGCGGCGTGTGCGCGTAGAGCGCCAATTTGGCGGCAAGCTCAGCGTACAGTTTTCGCCATTCCGAGCGCGAGTTCGGAGAGCGCGGCACGAGCTGGAAACCGTGCGGGCGGCAAGTCTTCAGCCGCCCCCTCCTTTGGCATAGCCACTACGCCTTCATGCGAAAAATCAATGTCGAACAGGTGCGCGAGTTCGGCGCATCCGGCGCGGTACATCATCAACATTTCCACAAATGCTGATTCGGGATACGCGGCGAACGTGCGCATGCGGCTCATCATCCAATCATCGAATGCGCCCTCGCCGTCTTTTACGTCTGGCACGGTTTCGCCGTCCCGGATCATCTGCGCGGCAAGGCCGCCGACAAGCCAATGCAATCTGGGCGGCAGCGGGTTGTTTGCGCCGTCCTTGGTCTCGCCTTCTAGGCGTTCAATGCTTTCGGCCATGCGCCCCGTGAGCTGACGCACGCTCCACTTGTCCCCGCCCAACTCACCGACAGAAACCATTGCGGCGGTATGGTCGGATGAAGCATCGAGATAGTCCGAAAAATGGCCGTTCTCGCCTACTTCAAAGTCCGGGCCGGACGGGAGAGTTGAGGCGAGATAGTGGGCAACCGCCATCATGCGCTCTTGCACCGTCCAATCGGCGGGATCAAGTTCCGGCTCGACCTTTTGCACGCATGCGCGAAGCATTGCAGTTGTCGCGGCTTGATCCTGGTCGGAGGGAATGCTGGCAATGGCAAGCGCCTCGCCAAGCGTCAATTCGCGCAGCTGAATCGTGAGTCTGCGCGTTCTGAGAACAGGGAAATGGATCATGTGTTTTATCTCCTTGAGTTGATCCAGTCATTACGGTCGATTGCCGTCAGCGAGCAAAGTGTCATCTGAACTTCCATGCTCACGGCATCGCCTTTTGCGTTGATCGGGGCATCGAGCATCGAGGGGCTGATGGACTCGATCACGAGCGGAAAGTAAGAGCGGCCTTTGTACGTCATGCCGATACGCACGGGAGCACGCGACGGCAAAAGCAAGTCCACATAGTCGCTGTCTTCGTCCCTGCGTCCGGTAGCGGTCTTGGCAATGCGAGAGACCATGCCCACATCATCAGGGACTTCTACGGGGAGCGACCACTGCATGAGCTGATCGACCGGCCTTTCCACCTCTTCAAAAGCGTTCTGCCATGCGCGGAACAGCAGGGTGAAAGAGAACTTGATCGGCTCAATGCCGGTGAAAATCTGGGTGGAGTTGAGCTTGGTGATGCCGGATCGGTTTTCAAATTCCCCCGCTCGCTTTTTCACCCAGGAATTGGTTTGCTCAAACGCCCCCAGGAAAGAATCGGCCACCTGCTGCATGCTGCCTGACTGAAGCAAAGCAAACAGTGAACTCGCCTTTGCCTCTGCCCCCGCGCCTTCAAACGGGCTTTCCCACTTCGGTGTCACGTCAAAATTGCCGCCCTGAATCATCGGGGCTTTGACAATGATGCTGTTATCGCGTTCCCACAGGCTTTTGCCGTTCTCTTCCTTGCGGTTAACGACATAGAAAGACGCAAGCAAATGCGGCGAAAGACTGCCCCATTGGCTTGTCAAAACTGTCTCGGTTTTCGAGGTCTGCATGTATGTGTCCCCGGATTGAAAACGGGCACTGCGAGAAACCTCACAGCGCCCGCCGTTCGCGTTCGTTAGCCGAAGTGTTGTTTACTTCTTGCCAAGTCCCATGCGCCTACCCATGCGGGCAGACTTCATGCGGCGCATCATGGCCTGAGCGGAATGACTCTTCACCCGAGCCTTGCGCAGTGCGACCTTCTGCTTCGCGGTCAGACGAACAGTGCCGGAGACGCGCTTGTTAATGCGCACCTTCTTGCCGTGACGGATTGCAAAACGCTTGCGATAGACGGCATCGAGAGCGGGAGCGTTCTCTTCGTCAGAGAAGACAAAGTTATCAATGTCCTCGTCAGCCTCTTCCCCGTCAGGCAGTTCATCCGCGAGAAGTTCCTGAAGACGCTTGGCGGCTTTTTCGTCACCGTCAAACATCGCGTTAACGTCCTCTTCGGATGCGCCCTTGGATTCGAGGTAGTCAGCGGCGGCCTGAAGAGCAACGTCAATCACTCCCTCTTCGTCCTCGGTAATCTCGCCGTCATGGTTTTCGTCAGCAATGCCGACCATGAGCGCGACAAAACGATCAGAAAGGCCTTCGCCTTCGTCAAGATCGTCAGTCTCAGCCCAAGCCTGCACGCTTGCAACAGCCTGCGCGGCAATACTCTTTTCGGCAAAATCAGCCGCGCTGTCAAGCACAGCGGATTCGTCCTTTTCCTTGTCCTTCTTCGCGCAGTCCTTACCCCCGCAACTGTCGAGGGCAATGGCACTGATATATTCTCTAAGGTTCATTTTCCCCTCCTTTATCGGGTAATCGTCTGCGTCACGAACGTAGCGCGGTTCGTGCCGTCATAGCGAAGCCAATAACGCACATCAATCGTGTCGTACGGGCGGGCCTCATTGGCGCGAACATCAAACTTGAAGGCCATTCCCTCCATCATGGGATCGGCGGCAGGCACGATCCAATCAGAGGCTTCAGCGCCCTCGAAGAGACGAACCAAAAACTTGTTCATCTTGTCGATAGCGGCCTTCATCGGCAGCTGGAGATAGTCTTTGGCGGCGCGGGTTACTGCGTCATCAATAGACGTGCTCATGTCAGCAACCGCGATCAGCTTCTTCAGCGAGGTCTCAACCAGAGCGCAAGTCAGCGAGTCAAAGAAGACAAAGCGACCGCCGCCGGTATAGGTCTCGTAGATCACAGGATTGATCTTGGCGCGTGCCAGGGCGTTCTTGTCCTGACTGCGAAGCTGAACAACCTGCTCCATGCGGGTGCGTGCAATCGGCCATTCGCGTCCGGCAATCGGGTAGTTCTTCGGGGCAAAACCCTTCGTGTTGCGCTGCGCATTGCGTCCGCATGCGTAGGCAATGTTGAGGGTAGCCGTGCCAAAGAATCCACGCGGATTGATGCCGGTCGGATCGTCCGACTTCACGGGATGCCAGAAGGCCTGCATGAGGTGCGCCGTCTTGCTTGCACCCATGTTGAGCTGCTCGACAAAAGCTACAGCGGCCTCAACGGTCAGGTTGCCCGGAACGTCAAAGCGGAGCTGCTTGTTGGTGTCGAAGGCAAGCAGGGCAAGCTGCGCGAGAAGCGCGGGGTCTTGCGTGCCGCCAGCAGACAGGTAGGCAAAGTCGAACGGGCAATACTGCAAAGCCTCGCGGGCTTTCTGATAAATCTGCGTGGTGTACGCAGTGCCGTTTTCCTCGAAGCAGACAAGCGTGCCGGACTCAGCCCAGGACTGCAAGCCGGTCGGCAGATAGCCGTAGCCTGCATCTGTCGGCTGAATTGCCGCATTGTCGCCGGTCACGCCGACAGTGACTTCAACCTCATCGGTCTGAGCCTGGACAACATCGGGCAGATAGTAGGACTGACCGTAGTCATCCTTCGCATCGGCCTTCAGGGAGGCGGTGAACTCGTAGAGCTTGTTGTCATCCTTGTCGAGCAAGCGGAGCGTGAGTTCGCTGTTCGCAACAGCAACGCCGTTTTCCTTAACCTCTTCGGCATGGAAATTGAGGCGAATGCCATCGTTGAAACAGCCAAGGTGCTTGACAGCGAGAACAAAGGCCGAAGACGGCAGTTCGTTCATCACCGTCCACACCCAATGGTAGGTAGTAGCCTCTTCGCCTTCATCCTTCACGCGAGTGAGAACCGCGTACTGAATGCGGGCAGATTCGGGAACAAGACGCTGAACAACGGCTTCATATGCGCCGTTGTTCAGGGCTTCGACAACCTGCACCCAGGCCTCGTTGAGCGCGTTCACTCGCATACCTTCGCCCTTGCCGAGCTTGGTATAGACCGTGCCGCGATCAACCTTGAACGGCTTGTCAATGCGTCCGCGAGTGGCACGCATGATGATGCCGAACACCTGATCGGAATTGTCAGTAGACGGGATTTCAGAGTTGTCGCGCAGCGGATTAAGCTGAACGCCGGACTCTGCACCCAACTGACGCACAAAAGAAACGGGCATAGTTATTTCCTCTTAGCGGTTGCGGCGGGCTTTTCCTTTTCGGTCGCAGCAGCCGCAGTCCTCCCGTCAACGGCGGTGATATCCATCGCGTACTTGACGTTGTTGAGGTCTGCGATCTGCTGCACGCCAGAAACCAAGCGCATCAGCTGGTCGAGGTCGCGGATTTCCACGACCTTGACGCTGTCCTGGGCGTTGGAAACATGGCGCAGGAAAAGTCCTTCAATTTCGGGAAAAACAACATCACGCGGCATGAGGTTTTGCACGGTGACCTTCAGCGGAAAACGCTTACGCGCAAACTGCTTGCTGGTCTCTTCGCAGGCATCCATGCCGGTCAGTCGATTTGCTCCAAAACGCATAGGACTTTTCCTCCCATTACTTCATGTTGAGCACGTTGATGAGCGCGAAGCCGCGAGCGCTGGGCTTGTGCGGGTTCACGCAGGTGAAGTTGCGGGCGTAGAACGCAGAGCCACGGCGCATGTCGGTGTCCATCCGCAGCGGCAGAACGGTCGGAGCAACAGCGTCACCAAGCACAATCGGATTGCGAGCCACGTCCGTGCCACGGCCAGCGCAGATGATCTGCGAGGAAGTAGCCGTCTCGTTGATGAGCTTCGGCAGGTAGTAGACATCGAAGCGGCCAAACAGACGGCCAGCGCGGTAAATGCCGGGGCGGTCGGTCAGGCCGGAGGGCTGGAAGATTTCAGCGCAAGCGCCGAGCTGGGCGAGAACCTGCTTGCCAACGTAGATGTGGCTGATGCCGTGGTTCATCGTGTCTTCGGCCATCTGCTGCGAAGCGGCGGCGAGCGGATGCACGAGGTCACGCCACACTTCAGGCTTGGAAGAGTCCTGATGCTGGGCGGCAACCGTGTAGTCAAATTCGTGGACGTTCATCTGAGCAAGGCGCAGACCCTTGGCGAGAGCGTCATAGTGGCGCTCGTTCGCAAACTGCGTGTTGATCGCAACAATGGACTCGCTCATCGGATCGAGGCCGAACTCGTTGCCGAGCTGAGTAGCGGCATCAATCGTCTGCTGCGTGATTGCGCGGAAGGGCTTGGCAAAGAGCTTGAAGACCTCGACATCGGCAATGATGCGGGCGGCAACATCAGGAGCACGCTCGTAGTCGATGAAGCCCTCAACCGCAACTTCGACGGACGCGGGCAGAGCCGGAGAAGTGGTCAGAGCGAAGACACCGGAATCGGTGTTGATCGAACCGGCCATCGTGTAGGCAGTGCCAGCCAGCTCAAAGTTGCCGGAGATGGCAGATGCTCCAGAACCCTTAGAAGATTCGACTTCAAAAGCAACCGGATAGCCGGAAACGTACACAATAGTGCGACCGCGCATAAGCTTCACGCCGTCAACGGTCTGGTCGCAATGGTACATGTCGGTCATGAAGGCCGTGATCTTGCCGGACACTGCGCCGTTGTTGTCAGGATTTACGGTGTGAGTGCGGGAAGCCTGGAGCAGCGGATTGCCGGACTCAATGCCATCAAGCACGCCGCCAGCCGCATACATGCCTGCGCGTTCACCGGCGCGGTGCGTCAGGATGCCAAGGCGAGCCTCGTTCGAGCCGATATCGGCGGGAAGGTAGGCAGCCCAGGGAATAGCAGACGCAAAAGCGGAGATGATGCTGATCACAGCGCGGTTCGGCTGGAGAGCCAAGTTCTCAGCGTGGAGGCTATTCGCGGCGGCGGCAGAGTCGAGCATTGCATCGCGGTACCGCGTGCGGGCGTCTTCGGTCACGCCGTAGGCATTGTGCATAGCCTGAGAAACAATGTCGGCGGGGACATTGCAGCCGTGCTCACGCTCGTACATGGTCACGCCGTCAAGAATGGCGTTCACAATGCGCTTGGAGTCGGTCTGATCCTTGCACTCGTCAAGAACGGCCTGAAGTTCCTCGGGAACTTTGGACTGAGCGGCCTTGGAGGCCTGCTCAACGTAATCTTCGGCGGCAACGCTGTCAAACGTGCCTTCCTTCGTGGCGGCCTGCGCCTTCAGTTCGTCAATGAACTGCTGCACATTGGCCGTCTGCTTGTTGGTGTACTCACGCTGAATGTTCGGCATGATTGTTTATCCTCTTGAAAAAAGAATGAAAGCGGCCTTTTGACCGTCGATTCAAATTTTCAAAGGGGCAAACACGCCGAATTGGTGAGATTTTCCGAAGATTTAGGCCGTTATTTGCCGCGCATGGCTTCGCTCAAGAATGTTCCGTCTTTGCAAACGGAAATGTCATTCCTCAGATTGCAGATATAGCGCGGCGTGTACGGTGCAATATTCGAGGTGGATTCTCGCCCGACAATTTCAAAAGCCATCATGGGCGGATCGTCCGAAGGATCAAGCAGCAGATACATGATGTCGTGCGTCTTGATCGTGAAAAAGTCCTCTTCGCCCGATTGTGCTTGCGGGATGATGAGAAACCGGACACCCTGCCCAGGTGGATCAATCTGCGAGGTTGCATCGTTGTGATCCACGAGCGGAGCGCCCTGAAAAGGCTCGGCGGGAAGTGCGTAGCCATTGCCGATAAAGCGATACTCGATATTCTCTTCATCGTCCGAGTCGAGTTCGCCCATACCGCCAATGGTCGGCTTGCCGCCCAGCTTGCCGTCATCCTTTCGGAGAATGAATTTCCGAAGAACGAGAATCGAATAAGAGTTCGGGTGATTCACGATCACATTGCGCGTGAGCGCGTTCACGGCGGTCGGTGCTTGATTCAGCATTTATTCCTCTCCCTGTTTGGCGGCGCGGGCTAGGCTTTCGGCCTGTTTGGCAGCGTCCTTTTCAGAAAATCCCATGCGCTTCAAGAATTCAATGGTTTCCTGTAAAGACGGCTTGCGCGTCTTGCCCGCTGCGCGTTCTTTTCTCTTGACTGTCCGCGTTTTGGCTTTTCTTGCCATTTCGGCTTTCTTTTCCACGGCTTTTTTGAGTGCGCGGAGTTCTTTCCTTCGGTCTGCCTCGGCCTTGCGCTGATCGCTGGTCTTGATCTCGCCCGGCTTTTGCATCTTGAGCGACTCTTCGGCCTCTTTCTGCTTGACTCGCGTGCGTGCCTGGTATTCGCTCACGCCTGCAAGATGCTTTTCCAAAAACCGCAAAACGCCGTTTGAGGATTCAAGCTCGCGCATGACGCGCAGGACGTGCTTGCATGCGCACCCGTGCAGTCGCGGATTGCGGATTTTCGGGTAGCCGGTTTCGTCACGGCCTGCGTTAAAGCCGCCAATCGTGGCAACGTATCGGAAAAAATAGCGGTGGCGTTCGCAGTCGCAATCGAACTTGAGCTTGCCTTTCCTGAGAATGTTCGCTTGCTTGCGGATCGCTTTTGCATCGCCCTTCTCTGCTGATGCCAGAGCGGCGGCGCACGCCTTGAACTCAGTCAGTTTCACGATCACGGTATGCCGTGCGACTCTCGAATCCTTGCCCGCGTTGGTCAAAAAGCGGATGGTCTCATTCTGCGCAGAGACAGGTACAGCCGAGGTGATTTCACGCCGAGCCTTGTCAATGTCCGAGCCGTAAAGTCTCTGGTCTGCGTACCCAAGGGGGCGGCCAGCTGCCATGTCGATTACTTGGCGTGCAGTGATGCCGCCCCCCTTGAACTTGCGCCCGACAGTGCGGATGTTCTGTCGGAATGCCGCGAGGTCGTCAGCAGTGATGGGGCGAGGCTTGCCGCCCAGAGTGGTCATCAAAACGCGGTTGGCATCGTACTCACCCTGCACGTCCTTTTCGCGCAGAATGATTGACGCGGGGGCTTGTTCGGCCTCCTTGCGTTGCAGCGCGTCAGCCTTGAAGTGCTCCCTGGCCTGACCGATATGACCGGAAATTTTCCCGAGCCAGCTTGAGCTTGGAGTCGGTTTTGCCATCTTCAGACCTCAAGCCAGACAGGCACGCCGTTGGTATCGCGCAGCGCGTCAATGGTCTCAAATCCCGCTCTGCGCTTCATGGCAGAAAGCCGCGCCTCGCTCGGGAGCGCGATCCGCTTTTGAGGGACGGCCTGCCAGCAATTGTCAAGCCCGAGTGCGGCCATGACGGCAAGATGTTCACACCTGCGCCCATAGGCTCGGGAGCTGATGAGCGTCAAGTCATACTTTTCGTCCGGCTTGGTCTCGTACCAGATCACATCCGTATCCCAGGGCTTCGCCTTTTCCGAGAACGTCCGGCAGAGCCGAAAGAATGCGCCCGCAGCGGTTGTCATTGCGTCCATGTTCGCATCCTCCTAAAACGTAACCATCCCGCCGTTCAGCAAGCTAATCATGCGGTCTCCGAAGTCCAAAACCGCGTCAATATTGCGCACACCGATTGCGTACCAGCACGCCGCGAGCGTCGCCACTTGAGCGTTGCTGATATCGCCGCGAATCACAAACTTCTGCCCGCTCGGGTCGAGCTTGTCCTGGTCGATTGCGGAGTCCGGATTTGCAGCATTGCACGCGCTGGAAAAAGTCAGGCGCGAACTCTTGCCGTCCCTCGATACTCCGTGAAAAAGCATCTGGAAAGCGTTGATTGCCGACTTCAAATCCTTCTCGGTAAACAGCGAGTCGTAAGAGTCAATTTCGGACACGTTGGTAATCAGCAAAGAGTCGCGGAATCTCTTTTCCGTGTACGTTCCGATCTTGGCAACAGCGAGGATAGTTGTCTCGGGATCGTAGGCGCAGTACAGGCTTACGCCCTGCCCGGTGTAGCCAGAGATGACAACTTGGAGTTTTTTGAGTCCGGTCTTCACTGCGCGTCCTCGTCAACAACAGTCCGGTCGGACATCTCAACCGTGCCCTTGTCATCGCCTGCGTCTTGAATCAGAGAAGCCGCAATGACACGCGGATATCCGGCGGGATTGTGCTCATCACCCGGGATTCCCTTTCCATCGTTCGGCTCGCCTTTCTTTGGGTAGTCAAAGAGCGGAGCGGTCACTTTGAGCGTCAAGTCGAGCGCGAGAATGACGGCGTTCTTTGCCTCAGTCTGCACGCTCATTGCCGGTGCGCCGGGGTCTTCAATCTGCACGGGAAATTCATTGTCACAGCCCGCAAATCGGTAGTTCGCAGTAAATCGGCGGTTTTCCGTCTGGTCGATCCACAAAAGAAACTGAGCGGCAATGGAGTGCGCCGTGTGCGGCTCTTGCGCGAAGATTGCGATTTGGCAGCGAAGATCAGCTGAAACCGTGCGCAGGCCGAAGACTCTCTCCTTCGGATCGTTCGGCATGATGATCTCAACCCTGTCCGCGATTTGCCGCGTGTAGTCGCGCATGGTCGGGGTGTAGTCCTTCGATACCGCAAGGATGATGACGGGGAACTTGTGCGGCGCGGTTGTCTCACTGTCCGCGTCCAGCCGGATCAGCTTTGCAAGCATGTCCTCGGCTGAGTCAATCATGCGTGCGGGCGCAAGCAAGATTGCATGCGCAAGATCGCGTTGAACGTACTCATACATGGGGCGCGTTGTCGGTGTCAGCTGTTCAAAGAACCGCCCCATGAACCGACCTAAAGCGACATAGACGGGCTGAAACATTTAGAACCCTCGCATGATCCGCATGTAGCCAGGAATAGCCTCGGAATTGCTTTCCTCGGGTGCTTCTTTCGGCTGCGCGAATCGCGGCAAATCTTTCAACTGATTGAAAGCTTCGCACCCCGCAAGAAGCTGCCTTTTGCTGAAATTGTCAACATGCGGCACGCCGTCCAGAACTGCCTGAATCTCTTTCGGCTTCATGCCCTGCTTTGTCAACAGTGCATGCAGCTCGTCCACTTCATCCCGGAGGCTTTCAATAGTGTCGTTCGCCATCTTGTTTTGCCGCTCAACCGAGTCAAGCAAAGCCATGAGGCCATGCAGTTGTTCATCCCGCATAGCCGCTTCAACCTGTTCAATCGTCATTGGATTTGTGGAGTCGAGCGTGTATTCGCCTGACAAAACGCCGTCCAGGGCGTAGCCGCGATTGGTGCTGTAGTTCGGCTCGTTCACATAGTCGAACCCGTAGAAGGCTGGGCGGCGCTGGTCGATAGCGGACGAAAACCCGCCTACGCGGCCTTCAAACATTTTCCAGGCAATCTTGCCGGTGTCGGTGTCAAGAAACTCTTCCTGGTGCTCAATCGTTCCGTCCTCATAAGCCTTAAGGTAGGTCGTGACAAGCGCCGGTGCTACTGCGCCCTGAATGCCGCCCTCAGACGGAGTCATCCCAAATCGAACACGCGGCCAATGGCCATAAAAGCCGAGCATGTCGCGGCTTTTCACGCGCTCCTGACACTCTGGGCTGTTGATCGCTCGGACGATAGCGGGAATGTCGAAGTGCCGCTCTTGTCCGCGATATTGACGGCCTCGGTCTTTCAGGTTGTAGGTGATGATTCGAGTTTTCGTTTTCGTAGCCATGATATTTCCTCACGATCACACGATTTTGACCTTTCAGCCTGTTGCAAAAGGGCTTTCTTTTCCTCACTCAATGCCGTCAAAGAGTTCTTCGGCCTGCTGCTGAACGTGCGCCGCGTCCCCTACGCTTTCCAGATCGTTGTCCCCGGCGGGCATGTAGGTCATGCCCTCAATGAATGGGAAACTGAGACAGTCAAAAATGTCGGGCGACTTGATGCCTTCCTTTCTCATGTCTTCTTTCGATTCGATCACATAGCGCAGGCCGCCTGCTTCGGAGAAGTGGTACGGAATGCGCGTGCCCTGGTCGATAATCTTTTCCTTCATCCGCTTGGTGAGGTTTTGCGGGAGAACAACGCGCCCCTGCCGAATCGCATCCCTGAGCCGGATCATTGCGCACGCACGCTGATTGAAAAACCGCTCCTTGTAGTCCTTTTTGAAGCAAGGCTTGCCCCAATTCAGGCGCTTCACGGGAACGCCTTTCCGCTCCAAGTTCTGACAGACAGAGATACCAAGGCCGCCCGCGTCCACGCCGATTGTCGCGTTGATCGTCTTCCCGAAAAGCTCTACCAATTCGCCCGAGAAGTCGATTGTGTCAATGGTGTTCGAGATGATGGGCAGTTCCAAAAACTCAATCCGCATTGCGTCCGCGCCCTGATCGCCGTAGCCTACGACCTTGGCAACGCAGACAACGCTCTCGTCTCGGTATTCGCCCGCGCCCACGTCCGCATAGATCACGTAGCCGTATGCTTCATCGTCCCCAATGATCTTTTTCGGCTCGAATGCACCTTCAATGTCTTTTCGCGTCAAAAGGACGTGCCCGGAACTCTGAACAAAGCGACCGAGCACGCGGATTTGATACTCCTCAGTGAACCGCCCGCCCGTTTGAAGTTCAATGTTCTTCAGCCATTCCTGAGTGACAAAGGGAGAACGCTCCGAGCTGAAACGCAATGAAGTCCATGAGCCGCCGTTCTTCTTAGCGAGTGAGTGATGCGAGTCGTAGAAGCGGCCTGCATTCCTCACGCCCTGCGAGGCCATGAGCGTCCTATTGCCGCCCTGAGTCTGCGTGCCGTCAATGACGTTGAAGTGATCCTCCGGAACGCCCGCCGCCTCATCAATGATGATTAACTGCCAGTATCTATGCTTACCGGCAATGCTGACAGACTGCCCCTTGGCGAGTGCAACCTGTTTGATGAACCATTGGGCACTGTAACCCTTGACGAAAACCGAGGTTGTCTGAATCTCGTAATAATCGTTGATCCAGGAATGAATGCCGGACGCAATGGCTATCTTGCAGTCGGTCATTTCCTTCCAGATGCCGTCCGCAACCTGAGTCACAACGGGTGCGCCAATGTAGGTGTTCGATCCGACTTCAACCTTCCCTTCGTACCGAACGAACGGAAAGCAAAGCAGATGCCAGAGCGCGATTCGGGCATAGGCCGAAGTCTTGCCCGTGCCCGTGCCCGAGACAACGGAAACCCTCGCCGTAGGCGGCTTGATTGCCTGAAAAAGCCTTTCCTGATCGTAGGACGGCAAGAATCCGCACACTTCAACCGCAAAACGCAGTGGATCGTTCTGGTATCGGGCTACAAAGTCCGGATAGCGCGGGTCTTCGAGGATGGATAACTTCTTCTTTGCCGTTGCCATCAGTCATCCAGCTCCACGTCTTCAACCGTGATCCCGCGTTCTTCGAGCACCTTTTGCTGACGCTCCCGCGCCTTGCTGATCCGCTCATCGAACAGTTCAAGCAATTTGTCGCTTGCAATGACGTTGAATGTCGTTGTCTCTTCCTTTTCTCGGAACAGGCCAAGCGCCTTGGCTAAGTTCTCTTCGGCCTTCTCGCGGCTTGTCAGTTTGATTTTCAATTCGCCCTTCGCGCCTTGCTCTATGCCTTCATAGGCGGCGCGGGCAGCCGGGGACAGATTGCGCGTGTCCTTCAAAACCACATCGCCGTAGCCGCGTCCAATGCAGTTCGGACAATCGGGATTCGGCGGTCTTCGCTTATCCCAAAACGGCAGGTCATATCCCGGATATTCGCCCGGATCAGCCTCCGGAGAAAGGCGCAGAATTTTGAGACGATCTTGATTCCACTTTTCGCGCTCGTACTCGACTCCCGCCGGTGTTCTGAGCGGCCTTGCCGGATCGGGAGTCCAGCAGTAGGGACAACAGCTGACGCGGTACTCCATGATCTCGTTTACGTCAAAAGTCAGGCGGCTGATCCAGAGCCGCATGAGGTCATCCCCTTCAATCCCGATTCGAGCCGCCCGCTGTTCTCTCAGCCATGCAACCGCTTCAGAAACGACCTTGCTTTTCCTTAAGAGGGTAATGCTGGTATTTGCCGTGTTTTCCGAGTAGCCTGCCTTGATCGCGGACTCGTAGGCGTTATCGCTGATCGCGTAGTAGTAGACGAATAACCGCCGCTGTTCGGACAGTCTGGGAAACTTCTCGCACAGTTCGCGGTACTCCCTGACTCCAACCCCCATTGGATCGGGTACAGGCAAGCCGTGGATTGCGGCCTTGTTTCGTACCGCCTTAACTTTCGCCTTCGCCTTCTTTGGCTGAGTCATGTCTTAGTCCAAATCGAGCTGCGGCGTTTTCTGAGCGGCCTTGACGCACTCGAACCGATAGCGACGGAACTCTGCGCGTGCGTGGTCGGCGGCTTCTTCTGCACGCTTGATCGCATGCGTGAGGCGGGCAGAACCGCGCATGTCACTTTCAAAGCTGGGGTTGAGCGAGCGGAAACTTGTCAGAGCTTCCGTGATGTTGTTGATGGAGGCACACGTCAGCTCTTCATTCGTTGCAATGGCATCCATCCGGGCATGAAAGACTCGCAGAGTTTCCATGTCCCGTGCACGCTGCTTTTCCCACGTTTCCAAAAGCCACTCATTTGTCTCGCGGCTCTTCGACAGCGGTGAGCCGTCCCACGAATCGGTGATGCCGAAAAGAAAGTCAGCGGATACGCCGTAAACCCGTGCTGCCTTCGCGATCAGCCACAAAGGAACACTCAAGGTGTCGGTTGCACGCTCGACTTTGCTCAGCTTCGAGGGATTCGCGTATCCAAGGCGCTTGGCGGCAACTGATTGGCTCATGTTGCAGAGTTCACGCGCCATGCGCAGCCGCTCTCCGATTGTGCGCACGAGCGCGGCCTGTTCTTTTGTCGTTGTCATGCCTGCTGCTCCCGTACTTGCTGCCAATCAAGAGTGACCACGACCTTGGGATGCAGTCTGTCTGCGCCGTCCCGCGTCAGTTCGCGAAGATGAAAAAAGCAGTCATTGACCTTGAGGGCAAGGGCAATGCCGTCCTGGGCGGCCTTCATAGTGGCGAAAAAGTTGTCTTCGTCGCGGGCTCTCTTGTCGGGCGGCGTGATGCAATACTGTACGTTGACAGTTGGCCTCACGGATGTTCTCTCTGCTGGCTGCGCCGTCTTGCCCTTCATGGCCTTCAATGTCGCCGCATAAGCCTGGAGCTTGTAACTCTGAAAATGCTTGTTCTTCGAGTACCTATCCACGCGGCAATTCGGGGACAGTTCTCGCGGCGGCCAAGGCAGTTCAATCACAACTTTTTTCTTCATCATGCCCTCTCACGATTGATCTTGAAATTTTCCCTTTCGTTCAGCTGTTCTATCGTTTGTTTTTCCTCGGCATTTCCACAAAAAACCGATATCTCTTGATGCGTTCAAACTGCTCCGTGCGCTCTTCTCCGGTCAGCCTGTCCTTTTTGGGACACTCGTGCTGATGCCAGATCGGCCACTGTTGCAGCGTCGGCGCTCCGCAATCTCGTGGCGTTACGCCTGCACTACAGACTGCATATCCGATCCCCGCCCATCGTCGATTCAGTGACGTGCTGATGTCCAAGTTCCTGCATTCGGCGCACTGCACAGATCAGTCCTCAAAAATGCCCCAGGCGCAATCCGCGATTGCCAGGACAACGAACAACACTTGCAGGGCGAGACAGGCGGCAATCACGACCCAGCCCCAAAGGTGCTGGCAGAAATGCTGGTAATACTCACGCATTGTTTTTGTCCTTTTTCGATCCAAACTTGTAGCGGCGCACAATGTCGTCAAACGACCATTCCGCCCAATCGGGATTGATTTCTGCCAAGACCAAAGGTAAGAAAATGAGCAACCACAAGATAGTCAGGCCGCAGATCATTACCGGCGAACTGAGGCCAATCTCCTCTCCGAAAAGAAGCAAGGCGGCGTTTACAACCGCGAAGAGCGCGACGAAAATTAGACACTCTGCGACCATTAAAAACGCGCCTAAGTAGCCCTTCAGGGAGATGCGCGAAAAGAACTTTTTGCTCTCACTGCTCATTTGATGCCTCTTTTGCTTTGCTGATCCGGCGAAGCTGCCTGTCGATCTTGACCATGACGTGCTGCGCAAGTGCTCTTCCCTGCGCAGGAGTGAGAGCCTGCATACGCTGTTCGAGCATGATGATCACGTCAGCCAACTCATCCATTTCGTGATCAGCGGCCTCCGGCGAGGGGCTGATTCGATTCTTCAGGCGAGCGGCGGCAAACTCGGCGCACTCCTCCGCGAGTTTGTCTCGCTGCGCCACTGCGCCGTAGAAGCGCAGAATGTCGCCACAGGATGAGGTGATGTAGATATCCTCATCACGGGTGAGATGCTGATACAAAATTGTCATAGCTCTTCTCCTTTCAAAGCTCGGTCAATTCGTTTTCCTATCCACCGAACAACCGGAACTGCCCAGCTGTTCCCGATGGCTTTGTATCTGGGGGAATCCGGACACTTTTCTGCCGATTTGC